CCTAAAATAAGAGGCGAGTTTATCCTTCGCCTTTATCCTATCCAGTACATCAAAAACAGATGCGTTGCTTATCCTGAATGATCCTATATTTACATCCAAAGCTTTATATTTAACTCCTTTTGGCAATATGTTGCTTAATAAGTCTGCAAGCTTCGTTTCTTTTGTAGTATATTTTACCTTTGTTTGTTTGAGTAAAAACATCTTGTCCTCACATTCCAAAACAATGGGGAGAGCTGAATTTATAATACTTACGTACCCCTCAAATACAGTTTTTAAATCGGGGTAGTAGCCTAGTTCTATTTTTACCTGATCCCCACGGTTAAATATTGAATCACCGTTACCGCTTATTACTTTCCCTCGGAATGAAAATTTACGAGGCAATGTTATCTTTGCTTTGCTGGTTAAATCCTTTACGCTCGACTTTATTTCAATGTCATTACAGTAGTCAAAAATGTATGTTTGACCGGATGACTTTGTAAACGTTATTTTGCAAATTGGGCGTAACATTATAAATCGTTTCCTTTTATTTCGTATGGATAATCAGATAGGCATTGCAACCTAAATCCTATCATGTTTCGACTTCCTTCTATCTGCTTAAATGAGTAATCACTTACTACCATTGTGTAAATACCGAAGTATGCTAAATACCCGGAGGTTACATTAAATTCAAGCGGAGCGTCACAGAATCCTAATAGATTTGTAAGCGCATCTTTTGGAGGCACATTTTGGTAAAGAGAAACTAAAACACCTTGTATGCTTATTTCATAGTCCCCTTTACCTATGTACTCCTTTACTGTACCATCCCTTCCGGCTACAGCAGTCTTTATTATGTTCCTTGCTTGATTAACTTCGCATAGAACTGTTCCTATATCAAAAGTTGGAACCGTTAAATTTCTTCCTTCATTTGATGTATATCGAACTTCTTCAAATCTGATCGCATCGAAAACGGGTAAACCAAATTTGCTTTTAACATCCTTTGCATTGTCACCATTTACATAAATATCCGTGTCCAGAGAGTTTGCCGCTTCCTGTTCAATAGCCATTGAATCGTCATCGACCTTGTAGAACTTTGGTTTTATAAATGTTAATCCTAAGTTCTTTATAATCAACTCCGCCTGTCCGACTGGATTAGGTGGTGGTGGTATGTTAAAGTTTTCATTCATCGTGCCATCGTATTAATATCGTTAACACTTTCGGCCAATCCTTGTTTTAAAACGTCAACCGCTTTTGTTACACCTTCTTTTAAATTCGTTGTTGCAATGGTTAAGTTTTCAACCTGCTTTTGAATAGTGATGTAAATATTTTGTGGGCGCGATCCGCTTATTTCTGTTGTGTCTGATTTGCTTTTTGATAGCGTTTTAGTATCTGATCCCAACGAGTCTATTGATTCCGCATTTACCGCCTTTTCTGTAAATCCTGGACTTTTTAATGCGGCTATATTTTTTTGAACCTCTGCTAATGACCCTTTTAAAATGGCTACTGTACGGTTAAATGAAGTCATATCTTTGCGAGCTTCAGTATCGCGATACATGTTTGCAATAATATTTGATAATGATGATTGGCTTTTTATAGCTTGTGAAAGACTTTCCGAAGAAGGTGTTACGTACTCTTTATTTATGGCGTCCTGATATTTTGTATTAGATCGCATGCCTCCAGTGAACATATCTGATCCGAATGGAGAAAATGCGTATCCTAAGTATTTATTAAACTTTTCTAACTTTGAATAGTCCTTCGCCCCATACTTATTAAATGACGATTCAACCATATCCTGGTTTTTCCACATGTTATTAATGGCGTTAACCATTTCGGTTGCCCACGTAACTGTAGAGTTAAGTATTCCTGTTTGACTTTTGCCTATAGTTATTTTTAGCTGCTCCCAAGCATCACCTAAGTTGCTTATTTTGCCACCTACAGTTTTACTTTGCTCATTCATCATATTGAAGAAATCCCCGCCTGATGAAGTCATCGACTGGAAAGCTTTTTCAATATCTTTAAATCCTATTTTACCCTCACTAGCAAATGAGTAAACATCCTTTTCCGCGATCTTAAATTGTTTTGCAAGCAGTGGTATAAGATTGATACCTCTATTTGTGAACTCTCGTAAATCCTTTGTCATTGCAACGCCCTGTGTCCGAAGCGTACCGTATAGGTATGCAACATCACCAATTTGGTTTCCGGTTGCGCTTGACACATCGCCTAACATGGTCATTGTCTTAACAATATCTTTTGCTGCGAATCCGTATGCTAATAGTTTTTTAGAACTATCCTGCACATCAACTAAAGAGAACGGAGATACTTTAGCTAGGTTTATTAACTGTCCATTTAACGCATTTGCGGCGTTGGTATCACCGTGCAATAAAGTTCTAAGTGAAGCAGAAAAATATTCGTAGTTTTTAAGTGAGTCAATTACAGCCGAGCCAAAATCTTTTATTGCAGTGATAGAAAAGTAAGCAGCCAGACCGCTACTTAATTTGGAAGCAGTATTATTTAATTTGCCCATCTTCCCATCAAGCCTTCCAACAGAATCTTCAATTCTTTTGAAGTTCTTATTGAATAAATCTTTAAGGGTTATGGTATAGTTTAAACCTTCATTTACTTGCATCTAGTACCCCCGTCTTTTTTAGTACATAATCTAATTCGGATAGTCTTTTGGCGTACTTGCTGTCGCTCCACTTCTCTGGATCTTCCTTGTAATAAAATCGCAGGAGCGCAATGTTTTTAGCATCGTCCGACTCCTGCAATTCCTTTTTCGCTTTTTCTAATTTTTTTTTAGAATAGCTTGCTGTTTTGACATTATTTCTACAATCGGAGTTTCGCAGGAAAACAAAGCATCGTCATTTTCAGTCACAATCTTTAATTCGTCACCTCCTATATACAAAGCTTTTAATGCAGCTTCGATTGCTTTTCCTGTATCAACAGAAACCATTTTGGAAACAAGCGAACGAACGGCCCGATCTGGTTTTTTTAGGTATATGGTAGCTGTCTTTGTGCTATCATCTTCATCAAGAGGCACTATAATAGTGTATACTCTCCCGTACTTTAATTTTAATTCTTCAAAATTCATTTTGCGTGCGTTTTAATTGTTTACTGCCATTCGATGTGAGAAACTACCAGGTCTAACTCCACATCTATAGATGTATCTCCCATGCTAAATTTTCTAGTGTTTGATTTAAAGCGGCAGTTTCTAATTTTGTGCTTAACTGTTGTTAGGGCAGGGTCTATGTATACTATGGAAATATCGAACTCTGGAATTGACTGTAACCTTCCAAGCGGCGCAACACTCATTATGTTTTGCACTTCCTCCATTTTTAAAGTGATTTTGGCGGTAGGCTCGATTTTGCCATATCCACGAGATACAGGGAGAGACCCTGCACCGTAGATATTTTCCATGTTTTGCATTTCTTCATATTCTATGGAAACAACTCCATAAATAGAAACACCCATAATATTCAGAATAACGTCAGCTGCTTCGTATGATTTGCCGTTAATTAGTGGCGGTAGTGGATAGCTCATGTCTTAATTTTTATATTGATAATGCAAATCCGATATTTACTTCAATCTCATCAGCTACCCCAACAGGAACCAGCTTCACATTCACAATTAGTTTTGAAGTGGATAGCACGTTTTGTTTTGGGTTAATAACAACTGAAAACTCACTGATCTCACGATCACGCTGCATTGCATCCATAGCTCTTGATGCAAGTGTTTCAAAGTAGCTTATGGTATCTTCCTGAAGTGTCCCGTCTTTATTTACAAAGACCGGTGCTGATAACTGAGGAACTAAGAATTGACGCAATCCACGAATCGCTTTATTAATAGTTCTATTGTAGTTAACAAATGCGTAATCAGAAGAAATTGAAACGTTCGTGTGCGGTCGTGTGCAGTATGAACCGCTTTGGCTTCTGCGTTTAATCAAAAACACATAACCAAGTGAATCAACATTGTTGATTAATCCGCTTGAAGATGTTCTATAAGAAACCCCATTTGCAAAAGCTAGCGTATCATATTCAACATGTGAAAAATCAAACTTACCAACCCATGCAACAGACTCGTTTACTTTTGAAAGTGATATAGCACCTAAAAAGGCGCCGCCAAAACCGATTGATTTTCCGTTAGCAAGCCATAAGTCACGTCCCACATTTCCACCATCTTGCCCGATCAATACCGTTACATTAGGAGCGTTTAATGCTCTTAAATCTGATAATGCCGACAAAGAAACCGCGCTAAAATCCGGTTGATAGAAAATTTCTAATGGTGCTGCATCCGCTGTGTTTGAATTAACAACCCCTTGTAATGATGTTGATTGAGTAGTAGCGTATGCAGTTGTATTTTGGTAAACAAACATTTGTCTGATTTTACCCTCTGCATAATTTTGCATATCAGTAACATTTGACCATGTTGCAACATCCGCTGTAGCATAAATGCCTACATACAAATTACCCTTCGGTTGCATTGTAAAGTATTCATTGATATGGTAGTGGATAATGTCAATTTGGGAAGCAACCCCGCCCGACCATGTCGAGCTTGTACCTGCCATTGTTCCAGTGAACACATTTGAAAATGTCCAACTGTTTGCGCCTACACCTGAACCTGATGGTGCTGTAACTGTTACAACTGCAACGGCTCCAACGGCTGTGAACCCGTGGGTTGTAGTACCAGAATTAATCAGTGCGGCAATTGCGGTAGCTTCTAATGTTGTTGTTGTTTCTGCACTTGTTTTTGTATAAGTTCCCAATGAAACCACACCCAACGCAGTAACAACATTGATTGCAAGCGTATCACCGTTCGCACCTAAAGTGGTCATTGTGATAGTTGCAGTTGCTTTTGTTTCTCCAATATGAGTGTTTGTAATACCTAAATCTTCGGCTTCATCAATGCTAAAAACTTGTTTAATCCTATCGGTGGATGAAAATCCCGAAGGCAATGCGCTTGTGTAATGAAGGTATCCGGAAATAAAATCTTCCCCCGCTAATGGCCTACCTAAACCACCTTGCCCTTTTATAAATACTACATCATTCATGTTGTAGAAAGATTTTTAGATTATTTTTTACCTTTTGGTTTTGTCGACTCTTCTTTTTGTTCTTGCTTTGGCTCAGGTTTTACTTCTTCGCCTTTTACAACAACAACAGTCAACTTGTGATCTTCGCAGTGTTCTTTGATCCGTTCCAAGTCGCTGTTTAAGTAAACCGCCTGATCCGGGAAAGTCACGTAGATTGTTTTGTTTTCTTCGTTTAGCAAATATTGTCTTGCTAACTCGTTCGCTTTTTCTTGCATGTTTAATGGAATTAAAAGGGGAGGGTACAACTCAATGCCCCTCCGCTTTCGTTTAACCTTATGTTGTTTGAACTAAAGCTGCAACACCTACCTGGTCAGTTCTTAACTTGCTTGCACCGTGCATAACAAGTGATGAGAAAATAGAACCATAATACTCTGGTTTGTCTTCATCGCTGAATACTTGAATTTCTCCAAGAGCGTGAGCAACAAAACGAGGGTGGTATGCAAGGATACCTAAGTTGTCAGAGGTTGCAGTTGTTGTAACTGTTCCATCATCGCTGATTGATTTGATTACCGGTGTTCCTGTGTTGTCATACACCAATGTGTTAGGGCGTAACATGATCTCAAAGCCCATAACTCTACCCACAACACCTGAAGGCAAATTTGCTTGACCCCATGCGTAAGCTTGTTTTACTTCACTGATTGCAAGGAATTGAGTATTGTAGATGTCGGACGGCATCAATAGGATACGCCCGTCTTGTGGCACTCCTTTGTCGTTATCCAACTTAGCTTTCAAAGCAGCAATATCGTCAAGCGTAATCGCTTTACGTGTACCGCTTGCTCCTGGTGCTAATGCAGTTCCTACTGCTGAACCGGATGTTCTTAAAATTCGTCCTGCTCCACTTGGAGCCCATGCATAAAGCGATTGATTTGCTACAGCTTCACTCAAAGTAGAAATAGTATTAGCTAATACGCTTTGACGTTTGCTGTAAGAGATTTGCAGCTCTTCGATTTTAGTTAACAAAATCGGATCGCTGGTATACTCATTAAGTGAGTAGGTAAGCTCAGAATCTGCTCTTTGATTGATAGCCGCAGGCAACGCCAATCTATTTTTCTTCACTCCCTGGTTCGCACCTGCTTGTGGAACGTGTACAGTTTTATAGTTTACAAATTGTGAATGATCCGTTGCACGGCTCATAAATGGGTTTGCTTGGAATAGCTGTTCTTGTATATCCGCGATCCAAATTTCTTTTTCTAATGCCATTTTCGTTGTTTGTTTTTAATTGTTAGTCCACTTGAATTTTAGCACCCATCGGATAGAAAGCGGTACCGTTATAAAAGAATGATTGCGACCAGGTTTTACCACCTACACCGGTAACAACTGGTGCTTCGATGCCTGTTCCAAATGTGAAAGTTTCGGTTGCTGTTGTTTTAACAGTTATATGTAATTCAGCACCCGCCTTTAATTCTGAGTCTATTGTCAAATCAAGTGTAGCATTACCTGTTAGTGTAGGTAGATTGCTTACTGTTATCGAGTTGGTTATAGTAGCTGCGGTTGTACCGGTTGCTGCTATTGTTAATGTGCCTACTGCACCGAATGGGCTTTTAATGTTTGCCATGTCTTATGCTTTTTTATAATAATCGTTAAACATTTGTGTGTATAGTTCCGGTGCGGTATTTTTAATTTCCAAAAGACCTTTCTCGTCTTTTTTCTCCCAATCGCGAATTGTCCAAGAAGAGCGATCTTCGGATCCGCCTTTTTTGTTTGCGATTTTTGTTAGGTCGAAAACTTTTGCAGCTGCTTTAACAGCACTGATTTTAGAAAGCATGTTTTCAACAAATGCGTAGTTGTTTTTCGCAGCTTCGATTGTTGAATCCTTGTCATCCTCTTTCAATTTACCTTCTTCGATAGCTTTGTTTACAAGGTTTGTAGCTCTTGTAGCAGCTTCTTCGGCTGTTTTATTTTTTAATTCCAACTCGCGAGCTTCAGCAGCAGTTAGTTTTTCCTGCAACACGCGGTTAGTTTCCTTTTGCGCAGCCAACTCATTTTTAATGGCTTCTAGCTCTTGGTTGTTGTTTTCCATTTTTGGTTCGATTAGTTTATTGTAGACAAGTGCCATGTCTAGTAAATTTGTCGGCACTTTGATAGTCCGTTTGGTAGAAATTATTTCGTCAAAGAATCCCATGTCCTTTGCTTGTTGTAGGGAGTAATCAGACACGCGCGAATCAGAAATCCATGTTTCTTTTTTCAGCATTGCCATTACTTGTTCTTTGTCTTTTTTGGTATTGTTTGAAAGGAATGTTACTAGGGTATCAGTCGCTAAATCAGAAATTTTTTGGTCGGGTGAACTTGCTTCATGCCCCATCCAGGTTCCATAATCTACTATTGATCTGTGCTTGCCAGCCATTGCGATAACGCCCGCTATACTTGCAGCCAAACCAACAATAACCGTATTAACAGGCTTAGGTGAGTTTAGTATTTCAGATATAATCACATACCCATCAAGTACGCTACCGCCAATAGAGCTGATTAAAACATCAACCTCTTTGCAACCGCTATTCTGAAGTATATATAACTCCTTAGTAAAGTCACTAGCATTGACAACTTTCCCGATCTCACCGTACAGCTTAATCGTCCCTTTATCTTTCGATATATTGTCAATATATTTATAACTTTCTTTCACGTTAGCAATATTATTGAAGAAAAAAAACTATATTTGGGATTGTAACAACTTTATAAAAGCGATGGGGAAGCCTTGTAATCCGTGTCAGCTCGAAATATTCGAGATAACACCATATCAAAGAAGTTCGGAAAGCCTATCAGTTAGGCAGGTGGGAAAGAAAACGCTGGTTAAAATAAAGATGACCAGCTACACCGTTGGGGAAACAAAAAATATTTTCATTGATGAATGTCAAAGGCGTGGATTAACAGAGGCTGAAGTATTGAGGCAAAACGTAAAAGTTTATCATGCTTTACTAAAAAGGTTCCCGGATCTTGCAGGAAAGGAGTATAAAGACATTTGCACATTTATAGCCAACTTATAAACTAAAAAAGCCCCGAAGGGCTTAGTAAGGAAAGGGTAGGAAACACGCACGCAAAACCTACCCTTTCAATTTATTTGCCCGCGTATCATTAGGTATATTTCACCTAAAGATGCTACTGCCGGGAAGCTAGCACCACCGTCAGCCCCCCCAATCAGTATTTCGGTGTCGTCCATTTGAGCCAAACATGCGAACCCTGTTGTTGTTCCTCCTTGCTGAAAACCTACCATTGCAACGCCACCTACATTAAGGCCAGCTAAAATAGATGGACAGCTAAATGATAACCTCTTTACTCCCAAAGCAATTACAAAGTTTTGTCCAGTTATAAGTACCTCCACCTCGTTACCTTTTATTTTGTATTGAACGTACCCAAAAGAACTGCCAGTAAACCCGCCCACAACTTCGTTTCCAAACCCATCATACGCTTTTAATGTTGGTGTGTATGTTATAGATTTATCAATCAGAATACATGCGCTTAAATCAACTGTTCCGCTTCCTGAACTACCATCCGACAATATAAAACGCCTCAATAAATGCACATCCCTTTGTATATCGTCCGTAAATGTTACGGGGTCGTATGGGGTTCCTGCCGTAGTTGTTGTATTAATAGTAAGTACGGGAACACCTGAAAATGCTGTTGTTGTTGATTTACCAGAACAATAGTAAACTTCGCCATTATAAAAAATATAACCTTCTTTATATTGGTAGGTACCGTAAGAATCTAACCCGGAAATAACATAATATTTTGTTGGGTCGTATATCTTTCCGATAACTGACAGGGCATAAGCCTTTGCCATATCTTTATTTGCATCCTGCAAAAAATCTAATGACCTTGCAGTGAACGGTTGTTGTATTGACGGATCTGATACGTCCGATGTTTTTATTCTATCCATTTTAGTATGGTATTACATTATATTTAATTCCAGCAAGGCAGTATTGATCGACAAAATTTCTTACCACTTTCTCACTATTATCTGTTGATGTTGCTATAGCACTAAATAATAAATTCGGCACGTAGACTGTAAAATCGTATTGAGCAACGGTGTAGGATTGTCCTAAAAAAGCGACTTGATTTTCGCTGTCCTCTGCCATTGGGCTGCTGTATTGGCCTGTTTCACCTAACAGAAACATATTACCGCTTGTAGCGTTTGTTGTAATATAAATGAATGGGGATGCCGTAACAAAAAACCATTTATTAAGGGCGTATTCCAATACTATTTTTTGTGAATTATACAATATTCGTTCACGCGCTCCCATGAAATTATGGTTGACCAACACCCAGTAATTTGGATCATCTATAAAATGGCCGACTGTTGTTTGTAAGGCTTGGTATACCCTTTTGTCTGCACCTATAACCATATCACCTGTATTGTAAGTTGTAGGGTGTTCATAGAAAGGATAGTTTGAGCCGTCTGCATAATCATTGAATATTATTCCCCATAGGGTTTGAATCGGCTTTAATAGCGTTTTTATCCATGCTACGTGCTTTATTTGACGTAGTGATGGAGGCATAAGTTTAGGCCCGATAAAATTTGTATCAAAGTCGTATAAACTCATTTCGCTAAAAATGTTAATTTATCTGCCAGTGTGTTTCCTGGAGTTGAATCAGGTACTACATAACCGGCAAATGTTGTATAGGTTGGGAAAATCGTTTGTTTGTTTTGCGCCAAATATGTTATCGAACCCCCATCTGGAGTAATTGCAGCATCCTCAATAACTATATCGGTTACACCTGGTACCCGTTGTATGTAGTCCTCAATTGTCAATAGCTGTAGCGTCCCATCAAAAGCCAATGATGCAAAGTAATTTTCGATCGCTGCTATTACTGTTGTTTGAATAACGCTGCTATATTGACCATCGTAATATATTGATGCTTTTAAATAGAAAACATCCGGAGGCGAACTTCTAACAACATACTGAATGCCAGCAAAGCCAATGTTTGTAACATATCCTATTAAGCTATTTTTTTCCGTTAATGTTAATGCTTCGGGCGGGTCGCTCTTTGCTACTTTAATGGTCACTATTTTATTACCTGTTGTTTTAATTGAGCATCGTGTAATTATCCGTAATGTAGGATCAACAACGTAATAGCCGGCTGCAAAGTTTATTACTTGTACTACCTGTGGAACTGTAGCAGAGTACTGGAATTTATACACCATGTCTTGCAACCATAATGCACTCCCTATTTTACCCTTTGAAATTGTTGTTTCAAGCTCCCCCCTAAATAAATCCCATAGCTGCTCCAAAAAGTTTATAACGATTGCCGTTATTCCTTTCCAAAGCGTGTAAACTGCTGTTTGTGATGGGCTGTTTAATGATGATAACGCTGGCTGCGCTGCCTGCGCCTCGTCTAATTCATTTATTATTGTCTGTACTTCCCTAGCCATTATAATTCGTCTGGTTTAACTATTTCTGCTGTAACTTGTGGAGTTATCAATACTTGTTTTGTTGCTCTCGTATCAGCGTCGTAATCCTTTCCTGTTGTTCTGAAATCTATTTCATAAATCTGGGTGTTCCCGTGATCGAAATTTTGCCTTTCCTCAACTCTGGACAGTAAAGCGAAATATCCACTTTGAAGCCTTTGCAATGCCACGTATATTTTTTGCTTTAACTCCAATACTTTTAAATCATCTTCGGTGTAACTTTCAAATCCCAAATGAATGGTTACGACCATATCAAACTGTTGAACCCCTACCGAAAGATCCTTGAATGTAGAAGGCTTAAACTCAATGAATGCACATGGATACAAAAAAGGGTTTTCTACGTTCTCACGCTCGTATTGATTATTGAATAGTGCTACATGTTTTAAATCACACTCATCCGTTAACTTTTCTTTTATGTCCTTGTATAGCTGTACTAAGCTCATCTAAATGCGTCCTTTATTTTGTTGTTAAGCTTGTTTCTTAGGCTATCAATTAACTTTCGGCTATGCCCTACAAATTGGCGTTTAGGCAACCTTCCTGTCCCATCGTTGTGAAATACAGCATAAGGAACATTCGTTTTTATTGTAACAGCCGTAAGCCCTTTGTTTGACTTTTGTAGCGACCTTCTTAATCTTCCTGTCTTTACAAGTATTGCCCTTGTTGTCTCGTTTCTTCCCTTGTACCGAACTCTTTTTCGTGGTTGCCACTTCGATAAATACTGATCCGTGAATCCCTGGTTCTCAAAACTTCCTTTAAAATGATTTAAAGCATCGTTACCCATAATGGTAACAGCCGCTTTTATGTTAGCTTGCACCTTTAACCTTTGCGCTTTTATTTTCCTTGCTTCGTTAAAACCCATGCGGAAAAGGGAGATTAAAGTTTTGTTTTGCTAATTCACGGTCTTTGTCGGCTATATCGAAATAAGGATGTTTTTTACTGAAAACTATTCGCTGTTTACCTGCATTGAACCTGAATATTTCCGGTACCGTATCCGGGGCCTTAAATCCTTTCAAATCTGTTTTTACTGCATCGTCACTTTGCAACACATCGCACCGGCAATTCCAGCCGTTTGGCGGGTAATACCGATCCCAAAATTTATCTGTTACCGGACGGCTTATATTGTTTAGAACCATGTGTTCAAACCTTACGCGACCATCACCAACTGTTTTATAGGTAAGCATTGGTAATACATCCTTATCCTTTTCGATCTGCATCCACTGTGATGCTGATTTTGCCTGTGCTATTGCACTGTTATATTCGGCCGACAAATAGTTTTCGTTATACTCGGTAAGTATTTCTTTTGCCTGCTTTTTATAGTCACCGAACGACTTTATTTTGTCATTTTCTGTTAATAATGCACTTACGGCACGTGTCTGCTGGTATGTTTTCGCTCCGGAGAATATGTATACATTTTCCCGTAGCGATTCTAACATGTGATAATCAGGTGTTTCAAAGAGCGTTGTTTCTAAACTTTTACCAAACCCCTTATAAACCGCCTTAGTTAATTCTTTGGCTATTGTATCGTAGGTAAAATAATCTAAGCTGCTTACCGAGATCAATCCGGTATAAATACCTTCTATAATTCTGTTGTAATCAGAATCAGTAAATATTTGTAGTTTCTTACTTTTATTTTCAACATCACAAAACCCGCACATTATGAATAGTATTCGTCCAACGAGTTTTTAACCTTCATTACGCCCGTATCCTTTGGTTCGGCCTTCTTTTTTACTTTAGTGCCGTATTTCTTCTCAATATCCAAAGGGTCGATGTCGTAATACTTCAATAACACATCATCTATTTTTATAGCCTCTGGCAATGCCATTTCTTCGTCTTCCTCACATGTTATTGTACACCCGTTAAACATGATACCGTGGCTCTCCAATAATGGGATAAGTTGATAATTCATAACCCCGGTTATAAATGTTTCATCAAACTCGGAATAGTTAGCAAGTACGCGTTCCATCACTTCGGCTGATCCAACAAAGGACTTTTCATCCATTGTCCCGGTTTGACCAAGAATAAGTTTTGAAATTTCGGAGTTGCAACGTGCAATCATCATATCGAATACCTGGAATGCATCCTGCGAACGACTTTCAATTAGTTCTACAATATCGTCCAAGTCAAACACTCCGTATGCTGCCGTTCCCATGTCTTTAAGGAAGTTTTCCATGTTCTTACGGCTTTCTTCATCCCGTGCGCTGGTCTTTCCTATTCGTGTAGGTACACCAAACAACTGTTGAAATTCAGCCCATGCACCTATCGCATTTTGTTTCCAAATAACAAGAGGTGCAGCTTTCATAAATAAGCCTAAGTCTTTGCATTTACCAACACCGATACACCAATTACGATAAGGGTCTTTTGTATAATCTATCCCTACCATTGCAGCCGTTGTTTCAACAACTATTTTAAACTCAGGCTTAACATAAATTCGAGGCACCAAGTCAACATCGACAAACTCATCTTTAATAAGATCACCGAACTGAATAAGAGAATACCCCCAGAAAATAGAATCAAGAGAGATATCAATGAAATCGTAAAACCACTTTTTATTTATTAACCTGGTAAGCTGCTCGTTTTCCTCACCGACTGAATTAACGGCCTTAAATTTCCGTGAAAGTGTAAGGTTTTTACGCTGCTGTACTGCTGCTGTTAAATGAGCGTCAAGAT